GTCTAGGACGTCGCCCTCTCACGGCGAAAACAGGGGTTCGAGTCCCCTAGGGAGCGCCATTGCGTCCGGCAACATGTTGTTTTCCTTTCACTTTTTAGGCTTTTTCCCAAACTTTTCGGGAACGGTTAGGGCGGTTCTGTTCACGTTCCGCCCTTCGAGGCGCAAGATAGCAGCTTCCGCGAGCGCCGCTTGATCGGCGTCGCGGGTGTAGCGCTCTGCTTCCGCCAAGCTCTTGTGGCCAAGCACGGCCATGATTTGACGCGCCGTGCATCCGGCTTCCGCGAGACGACGGCCCGCCGCCTTGCGAAGCCCGTGCGGCTGGCATTCGAGCGGAAGGCCCGCAGCAGCGATCGCGTCGCGCATGAACGCCGAGAAACCGTCAACGGTGAACGGCCGGCCGAAAGCGGTGTTTAGGATCGTCACATGGTCGCGCGGCGAGGCGTCGAGAGCCGTGCGCAAATCGGCGTGAACCGGAATAACGAGCCGCGCGCCGGTCTTCTGTTGCGTCAACGTCATTGCCGCCAGTGTGGTAGCGGCCCATGTCATTTTGTGAACGTCGGACCTTCTCTGGCCCGTGTAAAGCATGAGCGCGAACGCCAGTCGCTCGCGCGTGCCGATTGGCCAATGCGCTTCGAATTGCGCGATTTCCGCATCCGTCCAAGAGCGGATTTCTTTCGTCTTCGGTCGCTTAATGCCGAGGGACGGATCGTGCTTCAGCCATCCGATTTCTATGGCGTGGCGAATCAGGATGCGCAGCATTTTCAGCACGGCGAGGCGCTGGCCAGGCCGATCGGCGAAAGGCGAGAGAACCTTCGTTACGATATTCTCGCGCGTCATGCCTGCGATGGTTCTGTGACCGTGCGCGGAGCGGATTAGATCGATGCGCGAGCGATAGCCGGACCGGCTCGTTTCGCGAAGCGCGCGGAAGCTCGCGCTGTTGAGATAGGAAACGCAAAGGGCGCCGATCGTGCCCGGCGTCTCTGGCGCGCCGCGTCGGGTTTTGTTCGCGACGTTGCCGGCGAGCGCATCCGCGTAAGCCGCCTCGAACTCGGGTGACTCGATCGGCGGCAACGCGACGCGCTTCCCCTTCCCGTCGCGAAAATAGACGCGCAATTTTCCGTGGCGATCGTTCCACATTTCGACGTGAGGCGGGAGCTTGCGCGGCGACATGTCAATCGTCCCATGTCGTGTCGGGCGCGGGCGCGCCATCGTGCGGAAGATGATCGGCGAAGGCGTCGAGTTCGTCGCGGTCCCACATCTTGAACGAATGCAGTTTCTTTGGCGAGGGAATGACGCCGTCCTTGACGAGCTTGTCGAAGGTCGCGGGCGACATGTCGAGATAGGTCGCCGCGCGCTCACGCCGCAGCAATCGGGGCATTACCAGACGTTTTTCTCGGGTTGCGGTCGTCATCGTCGCCTCGAAAAAAATTCAGATGCGGCCTTGGCCGGCCGACCTCATGCCCACGGGGGGAGCCGGCCGGCCTTCTGGTTCTTGGACGGGCCGCGCGCCCGCACGAGGTCCCCCCAATTACGTTGCGAAGCCGTTGAGGCGGACGCGCGCCGTGGCGTCTGTCCCGAGCGCGGCGGCCAGCGCGACGCCGATCCATTTGTTGGAGGCCGCCGTCATGGTCACTTGCTTCAGAGTCGCGTCCCAATAGGCTTTCTCGCCGATGGCGAGCGTGTCCGCGGCTTTCTTCGCGAGGTCGAAAACCCCGCATGTCGCGATTTCCACCGGCTTCCCGGCGTCCGCCGAATAGGCCGCGACGCCGAAGATAAACCCGATGGACACGCCGACGCCCGAGGCGACGCCGCCCGCGGGCGCCGCGACGGTGACGACTTCGCCGGGTTGAACGTGATTTTTCATGCGTCAAGCCCTTTCGAGGTTGATAGGTGAACCGTTCTCACGACGTGGCCGCGCAGGCGCGAGACATAGGCGCGCAACGCGTCCAAATCGGCGTGTTTGTATTCGACGATCCTGCCATCGATGGCGACGCGAACCGTCGCCTTGCCGATCGCGAGGTCATGCAGCGCCTGTTCGGCCTGCTCGATTTTATCCGCCAGCGTCACTCTTACGCCCCCGCGTTCTTGTGCCAGCCGCGCCAATCGACGAAGCCGGCGCCGAAGTCGAGACGCACGCGGAAGCGAATGGCGTCGATGTCGAAGCCGACTTCGCTCGTCACTTGCGGGCCTGCGGCGCCTTCGAGATAGGCGTATTCGAGGCCGTCGATTTCCGAAGGATCGGCGACGAGATACCAAGCATTGCCTGAGAGGCGCGGCTCGACGATGATTTCGAGTTTCGACGCGAACGGGTTCACGTCTGTGCTGCTCGCCGGGGTGATCGCCGCCACCATTTTTTCCGCTTCAACCTCTTTATCCGGCGAGACGAGCAGGAATTTCGGAGTGACGGAGATCGCTTCGTTGAGCAGCCCTTTTTGCGTGCGCATCGCCTTGCGCGCCGCTGTCAACGAAGCGTCGTTGATCGCGGCCGGGGTCGCGGCGAGGTTCGCGTGCGTCGCGTGAAACAGCGCGACGCCATCCGACATGAGCGGATTGCTCGTGAGCAAATTCACGAGAAAGCCCGCCTCGAACGCCGCCGCCGCCTGCCCCATGCGGCGCGTCAAATCGGCGAAGGCGCCGAGGTCGTCATTGACGAGCGCTTGGCGCGAAACCCCGATGATGCGGCCGAACGTATCGACCTTGTAGGACTCCTGCGCTTCGGCCAGCGCGCCGCTTTTGAACTCGCCATGCTCATTCACGGCTTCCAGTGTCGGCGCCGACGAAAGCTGAATGCGATGCTTCGCGCGGAAGTCGCGGGCCGTGGTCTGTCGCGCGAGACGCCGCACGCCGGCCGGCGCGGACTCATAGGCCATGCGCAGCGTGCGCCCAACCGTGTCGCCGAGAATGAGCGGGAAATCCGAAGTCGTCTGCAGCGCGCGTTCAACCACGCTCGCGGACGAAAGACCCGTCGTCTGAAAGCCGCGCGTGCGCAGGCAGTCGCGGGCGATTTCCGGGATAGACAAGCCGACGAACTGACGGGCCTGCTCGCTCGGCGTATGCGACGGCGCGACGCGCGTAAACAGCGCCTCGCCGATCGCGCGCGAGCGAAATTCGGGGTCGCCATAATCCATCCCGACGCTCGCCGTGGTGCGGATTTGTCCGGCGTGCGAGCGGCTACGCATCGCCTCGAATGCGCCGGCGCGCGCGGCGTCGGCGCTGGCGCCGGCGTCGATTTGCCCGTCGACGAAATCCTGGCCGAGGCCAGCGACCTTTGCGATGGCGCGGATTTCCGCGTTGATCGCAGCGCGTTCGGCGACGGCGCCGGCGTCTTGCGTCTCATGCGGCGACTGCGTTTCCGTATGTTCCATGGTTCTGATTCCTGCGTTTGCGTCCGCCGCGATAACGACAATCGACGACTCGACGATGCTCAACTCTGTTGCGATTTTCTCTCGCCGCTTCGTCGCCGGGTTTGTTCGTTCCGTCCACTTTGAAACGACGTAGCCGATGCTGATTCCGAACGTCTCGCCGTCCGTCAATTCGGCGGCGACGCGCTGCGCGCGCGGATTGTTGCGGGACAACACGGCGCGTCCGCGCAACTCGCCGCCTACGACGGCGATATTCTCGACGCGGCCCAGCACGGCGTCGAGCGTGTCGCGCGCGTGCGAATCGAGCAACGGAATCGACGGCGCGAAGGCCGCCTTCGTCAAATCGAGAATCTCGTCGTAGGCGCCGCGCGCATCGTGACGCTGCACAGGCGCGCCGGTGGCGAGCACGGCGTCGAAGGTGAGCGTTTCCGCATTCCAACTCGTGGCGCCGCGCGGCGCGCGTCGTGTGATGATTTCCTGCGTCGTCATGCGGCCGAGTCCTTCATCGTTTGCGGCCTCGCGTCGAAAGAAAGGCCCAGGGCGTTCGCGCTCGCGAGGTCCTGCGCGATTTCCGCATCCAGGTTTTCGAGGTCGTAACCGCGCGCCGCGACGGCCTGGCGCCGGGACATGAGGCCGGCGTTGATCGCCAGAATTTCCGCCTGCGCGTCGCGCAGCGGATCGACCCAATCGGTTTTTGGCGGAAGCCAATCGACGGCGAACCACGCACCGGGGTCACGTGCGAAATCAGGGGCGTCGATGCGGCCCGAAAGGATTTCGGCGAGCACGAAGCGCCGCCACACGGGTTCGCAGAATTGCTTGGCGATGATGTTGAATTGCAGCGCCTCGGCGCGACGACGGAACTCTATTTTGCCGTCGCGCATCGAGGAATAGTTGCCTTCGCTTCGATCGCCGGTGAGTTCCTCGAAAGGGACGCCGAGACCGGCGGCGATTTCATGCGAGATAAATTTCACGAAAGCGATGGACTCGGCGCCGAGCTCGGCTGGTTCGCTGAATCGAATGTCCTGTCCGGGCTGAAGCATCTTCAAGGTTCCGGGCTCAAGACCGCCTTCGAGCACGCCGTCTTTGACTTCGCCCGTGAACGGCCCGCCGGCGCCATCGGGGTCGGTGACGAATCCACAAAGAAGGGCCGCGATTTTCTGTCGCACAACCTGCGCGTCGCAGGTGGCGTCGAGATCGGCGAGACGCAAGAGGACCGGCGCGAACCAGGAGACGCCGCGCACCTGGCCGGGCACGTCGACGCGGAAAATGTGACACATGTCTTCGAACGGGACGCGGATCGTTTGCAGCCCGCCGAAACTCGCAAGGCCGGGCCGATCTTTATAGATGCGATAAGCGACGCGGCGCTGCGCAGCGTCGAACTCGACGCCGGCGACGATGCGCGTGCCGTTCGCAAGATCGCTTGTCGCGTCGTCGATTTGCTCGGCGTCAATGAGGCGAATTCGCAGCGCGCCGCTGTCGTCGTGAGTGAAGACCGCGAAGCACTCGCCCGCGATCACGAGCCGCCGCGCGATCACGGCTTGCAGACCAAAGAAATCGCACAGGCCGTCGTAGTCGGCGTCGCGGGTCCAGGCGTCGAACGCGGCGTTCAGCAGCTTTCGCGTCGCGGCGTCCGGGTGACGCGATTGCGGCTTGATCCCGCAGCCGACAAGCGCGCTCGTCCACGCTTCGACGCCGGCGCGAGAGAGGCCGGAATTCGCGACAAGGTGCTCGGCGCGGCGCGCCAGCGTCCGGCCGCCGGCAAGCTGCGCCGAGATCGGCGAGTTGATGACGCCCGCGCCGCGCGTCCGGCGTCCGCCCGCCGCGCCCTCGAAGCCGGCGGCGCGCGTCTGCCAGCGCGCGGCCTGGCGGGACAAGCCGAAGCCGCGAAGGGCGCGGTAGGCGAGGCGGGCGATCATCGGTCAGAAACCCCAAGAGCGCGCTTGACCTGATTTTCGAGATTGCTGAGATTCACGATAAACGCCACGTCGAGACCCTGATTGTTGAGAAATTTCATCAGGTCGCGGCCTCGAATAATCTCAGAATACCAGACATCGGGCGTTCGAAATTTGAGTTCTCCGCAGTCCAGTTCGCCCCGCCATGCGACGAAAAAGGCTTCGTCATCTTTGAATGCGTAAAGCCCTTTGCCGACAAGGACGCCGGAAATTTTAGCGTCGACGCCGGAGTCAACAAGGCGAGCGATGAGCGCGACGCGCATTGCATCGTCGATCGATATTTGACGGTGCTCGCCCGGTCGAATAGATGCGGTCTGAAAGACCCCGCGCGTCACCCATTGAGAAACGCGCCATGGTGACAGGCCGAGGGCTTCGCACACGCTGGTAAGACCAAATTTCATTTCACCATCCCCCGTGCTTGATACGTCGTCAAGCATTGCATCGTCGAGACTCGGCGTCAAGCAAAAATGTCACCTCTCCATCCATCTCGACCGAATCACGCGCGGCGCCGCCGCCTTCGCGGGCGGGGCCTCCCGCAAATCCGCCTCCCGCTGGTCGAAGTTGAGCGACAGCCCCGCCCGCGCGGCGAAGGCGTAGACGAGGCAATCGAGGGCTTCGGCGGCGCGGCCGGGAAGCCGCTCGAACCGCCGCACGGGCTGGCCCCGCACATAGCGCAGAACCTTGCGCTCGCTGCATAATTGCTCGAACCAGACCGGCTCAAGACTGTCAGAAAAGCGTATAGACTTTCCTCGCGCAAGACGCGAATAGATCGTCGTCTTGATTCCATCGACGCCGACAAGGAACAGCCGCCCGCCTTTTACTTTCGATTTACTTGCCTGCAAGGCAGGACGCGAGCCGAATACGCCCTTGCCGGCCATGATGCGGCGCGAAAGACGCGGGAAGCAGAATTTGTAGACGGCTTCCGTCCAGTCGCCGTCGCCGCTATCCAAAACCATCGCGTCAACGCGCAATTGCCCGCCGTGCGGATGGCGCCAGCGGGTCCGGGCGAGTTCGTCGAGTTCCGCCCATGTCGTCTCGTCGTCGGGCGATCCCCAGATGACGACGTGCGCAAGGACGAGGGTTTCCGCCCGCGACCAGCCGACAATTGCCGCCTCCAGGCGGTCGTCCTGCACGTCGACGCCGATCGTGACGGCAAGAACATCCGCCGGAATACGATCTAGCCCGAACGGTTCGACCTGCTGCTGCAACACCAGTTCATCGGCCGCATCCTCCGAATCATCCCAGCCCTCGGCAAGCACTGTGTTGACGAAGGGTTGCAACAGGTCCGGGTCGTCCTTCGCGCGAAGAAATTCTTCCGCCAGCTTTCCCCAGGACGCATTCGCCAGCGGCGAAACAAGCGCATTGATCCAAAACCCCGCATGGCCCTGCACGTCCGGCGCCTCGGCGCGCCAGCGCCCGGCGCCGATCATCGCCGGCTTGTGGCGTTCCTCGATACGCTCCTGGCAGTGCGGACAGCGGAAACGCGCGGTTTCCGGGCGTTTTTCCTCCCATTCGATGTTCCGCCAGCGCAGGAAGGCGAAGGCGCCGCAGGCGGGACAGGGAACCTCGAAAACCCGCCGGTCGCTCGCCGCGTAGCTGCGCAGCACGTTTGAGGTTTGCGCGTTGAGCGGCGTCGATCCGACGATGATCTTGCGATCCGGAAAGGCCAGTGTGCGCTTTTCCGCCAGCGCGATCGGCGAGCCCTCGGCGCCCGGCTGCATCGTGTCGATTTCGTCGATGAGCAGCACGCGCGCGTTGTGACGCCGCAGATTGCGCGGCGCCTTGGCCGCCACGATCTTGAGAGAACCGCCGGGGAAGCGGCGGGAAAGCAGCGTGTTGCGGCCTGATTCCGCAGCGTCCCCCTCAAGCAGCCCGGCGAGCGCCGGCGAGGCGTTGAACACGGGTTCAACATCCGAAACCACATAGTCGCGCGCATCCGCTTCCGTGGGCAACAGCGCGAGAATCGGGCTCGGCTCATTCGCCACGAAACAGCCGATGGCGCCGGTCAAGAGCGTTGTGAAACCAAGCCGCGCGCTCTTGACCAGCGTCACCCTCTCAATCGCCGGGTCGCCGATGGCGTCGGCGATTTCCCGCTGGTAGGGCCACAGCCGCACGGGGCCAGGAAGCGCCGAAACGCCCTGCGGAAGCCGCAGGCTCGATTCGATCCATTCGGACAGCGGGATGGCAGGGGGCGGGAGAAGCGCCGCCAGCGCCTCGCTACGGGCCAGCGCGAGGCTATCCATTCGCGGCCTCCCGCAGCGCGTCGCGAACTTCAGCTTCGATCGCGGCCACGTCGTCGCGGGTCAGATGGCCAAGCCGCGCGCCGACGCGGCTCGGAACCGCCAGCATCCTCGCCCGCACATCCGCGAGCGTCGCCCGCCACGTCGCCGTGACCCTTTCCGCAGGCAAAAGCTCGCCCCGCGACACCGCGTTCTTGAGGGCGTGGCCGTCCGCCTGCTCCCGCGCCAGCCGCGCCCTCTCGGCGGTCAGGCTCTCGACCCCGGAAGGACCGCCCCGCCCGGCCGCAACCGCCCGCAAGTGCTCGCAGTAGCGCCGCACGCTGGCGTCGCGGTCGAACCGCCCGCGCGCCAGCTTCACGAGCCGCCCCTCGCCCGCGAGCGCCCGAATCGTGCTCTCGCCGACCCCAAGCAGGCCCGCCAAATCCGGCCCGGAAATTGCTACCGTTCCCCCCTTGTTGATTTCATTGAAGATTGAAGCCTCGGGCCTCTGCGTCCCGCATTCTTTTTCGCGCAGGAAGGACCCGTTTACACACCGGCGTTGCTCGGCGACCGTCATGCGCGCGCCTCCCTGGCCATGCGTTTTTCGAAGGCGTCGTCGTCGAGGCGCGCGAGTTTCTGCCAGCGGGAGGATTGAGTCTTGGTGACGCCGAGATCGGAAAGCTGAGTCGAGCGTTGCAACTTAGCTTTTTCGCTTTGACGGTCACCTGATCCGCTATCCCGCTCTCCATTCTCGCGCATCTCGCGCAGCAACTCGCCCGCGCGCCGTTCGGCTCGCAGGCGGATTTCCGTCGCGTGATCGATCAGATCGCGGTCCTTCGCCTGCCTGGCGTAGGCCTCCCCGGCCATGCGCCGCAGCGCGTCGGCTATCTCGCTGCGCTCCGCATAGAACGCTTCCGGGTTTCGATGCGACACGGTGAGCCGCTCGACGCGGCGGGAGAGGGCGGCAAGGGCCGCGCCCTGTCCGTCTTCGGGTCGACGGTCAATTCGGTTCGGCGCGGCGAGTAGCCGCCGCGCTTCAAGTCCAGAAGATGCTCCAGACTGGCGCGCCGCGCCCGGTATATTTCGTGTTTTGTCAATGGCTTGCTCCATGGCCGCGCCTCCTAAAACGGGATCGCGTCAGGATCGGCGCAGGCGTCGACTGCGACCGGTTCCGTATCCGCAACCACATCCTCGGCGTTCATTCGCAGCGCGAGCAGCCGGTTCGTGGTCGAGAAAGCCGCGTAATGCTCGGCGCGAACCTTGCGGGCGATTTCGAGCACTTCCGCAATCGACGGCGTGAATGTCGATTTTTCCCAAATTCGCCGCACGGTCGCGAACAGAACCGCGCCCGAAAATCCGCGCCATTTGGGAAACTCGTCCGGGTCGCGGTCATCGTCGACGTGGCAGACAGCGAAGGCCAGCGCGTCGCCATAGGCGACCGTCGCGCCCGACGCCGCGGCGGGAATCCCCTCCAGCATCAAGCCGAGAATCGCCCGGGCTTCCGTCTCGCTCGCCGGCTCGTAGACCGCCTCGCGAAGCGCCTCGTGCTGTTCCCCCAGCACCTCGCGGCCGGGGAGCTTTTCGAGCATCGCCAGCGCACGGCTGCGGCACCAATCAGGCTCCTGGCGCACCAAAGGGCCGTCGAACTCGCCAACGCTGCACAGCCAATTTGTCACGACCACCTTGTTGCGCCGCGCCACAAGCTGCGCCACGCCTCCGAAGCGGTCGTGGAGGACCGCGATCGGCGTCTTGCCGGGCGCGAGCCGCGCCACGTTTTCCGGGAGCTTGCGCATCACTGAAACTCCCCTACTCGCATGACGCGAAAGCCGTGTCCCTCTCGTGGGTTAGCGCGCGGCGCGGCATATCCGCCGCCGAACATCGGAAGCCCGCCATCGGCCGGCGAAGGCGCTGGCGCCGGATCGTCGGCCCAACGGCCGGCGTTGAGCCACGTGGCGGGGTGCGGCG